AGAAATAGTAGTAGTTGTACCGTTTACAGTCAGGTCACCGGTGATAGTAGCGTTACCGCCAACAGAAAGGTTACCAGAAGAGCCGAGTGTAGTGAAAGAGCCAGCTGCTGCTGTAGATCCACCGATTACAGTACCATCAATAGCACCGCCGTTGACATCTACAGTTGTGAAAGTAGAAGTACCGGTAGAAGTTACGTCACCTGCAAGATCAGCAGTGACATCTGCGAAAGTTACGCTGTCACCAGTACCTACTGACTGACCAATAGCAAAAGATACATTGTTATTAGAAACAGTAGTATCTACACCAGTGCCGCCAGCAAAAGTAAGAGTTTCGCCACCAGCTACTGTATCAGTAGTACCGCTATCAGCTGCAACATCAAATGAAGTAGCGATTGCAGCAGTTGTAACACCAGTTACAAGGCCTTTTGCGTTTACTGTTACAACAGGAACAGCAGTAGTAGAACCATATGAACCTACATCACTGTTTACAGTTGCAAGAGTAGTTGAAATAGTTGCAGTATCGCCACCGTCCTGGAATGTAGCTGAACCACTAGCATCACCACTGATTGCAACAGTTACCGCGCTTGATAAACCATCTGCATCAGTAGCAGTGTCAGCATTACCAGTAAGGGCTGCTGTGATAGTGCCTGCACTGAAGTTGCCAGAGCCATCACGTTCTACAATAGTGCTTGCTGTGTTTGAATCAGTAGCTGCGTCAATAGCATCAGTGTAAAACTTACCACCAATTGCGTGAATTTCCGGAGTGCTGCCGTCTGAGCCAAGAGACTCAATGTAAAGTTTAGCGGCCGCGCCCGAACCACTCTGATCTTGTGCGTATGCTAATTCGCCTTCTGCAAGTGCTGCCGTAGTTGGAGCAGTTGAACCGGAAGAGCGTTTAATTTGAATAACTGTTGCCATGTTACTTCCTCTTTTTGGATTTAAAAAATACTAATTGTTATTATTAAAATGTACCGCCATCTAATGTTGTAATACTTGTCGAATCTATTGCTAACCCGGAGACAGGAGTCGCTTCCCATTTCCCACTTGATTCGTTATACGTAAACGTATATCCATCTTGTGCGCCTGTCAAATCCACGTTCGCCAAACCTTCTAAATTGGTGGCTGTCTGAACTCTAGAGTTGCCAGTAACTACTTTAGTAGCTCTAGAAGAATTATTTGGTATTGTTACCTTAAGTGCCATCAGCGTGTTACCTCAGGAGTTACTGTGACTATACCCTCTAATACTCTAATTGTTTCACTGCCATCATCAATTTCAATATCGTACACATAGCGCCCAGCTCTAAGTGCTGAAGTTTGTGTGGCCGACAAGCTAATAGTAATTTCGCCTTCTAGATCTATAGTAGATGTAGTAAAATCTACAGAAGTGGAAGTATAATAGCTTTTTCTAATTTGCGAGGCTAAAGTATAGCCCGCAAGATTTTTAGCAGACCCGTCAGCATTCGTCAAATTAAATGAAAAACTATAAGTCGTGCCTTGGTCTATTACTAAATTCTGTATAGTTGCCATATAAATAGTCTTGTAAATTTATTCTTTTACTTATTTATAAAAACTTGGTATTATAATGAAAACTATTTTGACATTAAAATATGGAAATAAGTTTACTTCTGATGATGTAAACCGCATATATGATGCCACGAAAGGTAAATATAATTATGTATGTGTGACTGATAATCCTGAAGGATTATATCCTGATATTTATACTTTCCCCATAGTACATGAAATAGAAGGTCATTGGGAAAAAATAAAGTTATTTAAGTATAATACTTTAGGTAAAATTCTTTACCTAGATCTAGACATAGTTATACAAAAAGACATAGATCATTTGTTTAATTATCTTGACAAAGCTCCGATGATTTGTTATACTTATTGGAAACCATTAGACTTTCCTTATCATAAAGATGAGCGTTGGTCTTATAACTATTTAAGTAATTTTAATTCAAGTGTTATGTTATGGGAAGATGCTAGTCACATATATAACAAGTGGTTAGAAAATCAAGATTATTATATGGTAAAATACGCAGGTGATGACAGATTTTTGTTCCATGAAGGATTCACATTTGAACATTGGCCAGAGGGTGAAATCTATTCTTTTAAATTTAACGGTGCAAAATACCAGCCGCAAGCATCAATCGCATTACTTAATGGACAGGAAAAATTTCCTAATTTAGTTGACGAATATGAACATGAATTTCGTGTGTATCAAATGGGGCAATAAGTATACTCCAGAGTACGTAAATAATTTGTATCGTATGGTTGAAAAAAACTATACGGAACCCTTTACCTTTACTTGTTACACAGATGACACAGAAGGTCTTGTGTGTAATACACATCCTATACCTGATGACGGTGTGCTGCATCCAAACTATTGGTTTGGTAAAGAAAAATATTGTTGGGACAGATCAAAGTTTCTTGTATTCAATTCTAAAGAGTGGTTGGGGTACGAAGGTAGTTGGTGTTATTTTGATTTAGATGTAGTAATACAAAACAATATAGATGAAATATACGATCTCGCAAAAAGACCTAGAATTATTCATGTTCAATGGCAACCTGAAAATCAAAAACATGAAAGGCTTTTTATAGATATGCGAGGAACATTTTATAATTCAAGCATGATGCTTTGGGATGATGAACAAACCAAACACATATACTATGATGTTTTTATGGAAGAGGAAATGGTATTTACTACTTTTTATAAAGGCTCTGACAATTATCACTACTGGAGACAGCGTGACTTTTGGAAAAACATTCCGTACGATTGGGTGTACAGCTATAACAGAGGAATGAAATATCCAAATGATATTGAGCCTTTTAAGTATAGACCTGACGCTAAAGTGTGTTTATTTAATACTGATTTAACGCCTGATCCTAGGGCAAAGAAACAAGTAAAGTTTGAAGACTTGAAAGATAAAGAATTGTTGAGGTTATGGAGATGCGCGTAAATTATATCTGCTGTAAATGGGGAACAAAATATGGACCACATTTTGTCAATAAATTATATTCAATGGCTAAACGTAATACTGATGCTAGCATATTTGACTTTCATTTTTACTGTTACACGGATCTTCCTGAAGGCCTTGATCCTGGGATTAAAGTTATTGACTTCCCTGACATTCCTAATATTCATCCTAAGTATTGGTTTGGTTCTGATAGTTTCAAGTATGGAATGGCTCGCTGCTGGGATCGTCCTAAAACTTTTGTTTTTAATACTCATAACTTCGCTGACGATAAGCCTACGGGGCGTTTCGTTTTCTTAGACTTAGATGTTATAATACAAAATGATATGGGTCCTATCATTACATATGATTTAGATAGACCCACAAAACTTAGAAGTTGGTGGCAAGATCCTCGTCCAATGAAAACAAGACAATTCAAACTTGCTCACGGTGCTTACACTAATGGCTCCTGTCAAGTGTGGTCAGATGACCAGTGTGAATGTATATGGGAGGATGTATTGAAACATCAAGAACAGATATGGTTCACATTTACTGACGGCACTGATAACTATCACAGTTGGCGTTGGGGCGAGTTTAGTAATTACAAAAAGCTATGGGGACACTTCCCAAGTTGGATGGCATACTCATATAACAGAGGCCGTTCATGGGATGAGGATGACTTGAGAGTAGACACTTATCGTAAAGGTGCTATACTCTGTGTATTCAATATTGATCTGTTGCCTTTTGAAGATAAATCTAGAGGCAGTACAAAACAAGATGACTTAGCAGATCCTGACTTATTGGCACATTGGAAATGATACACATCTATACAGTGAAATGGGGAACAAAATATAATAGCGCCCATGTTAATAAAATATACAAAGATTGTTTGAGAAATATTGATTCAGACTTTGAGTTCTATTGTTTGACAGAAGATGATAAAGGTCTTTCACCCGCTATACATACAATACCGCTTCCGAAAGATAACTATTATGAAAAATGGTGGAACAAACTATATCTTTTTCACAAAGATGTTGTGATTCAAAAAGGAGAAAAATTATTTCTAGACTTAGACCTAGAAATTCAAAGAAATTTACAATATTTTATTGATTATGATTGTAAAAATAAATTAATTTTTGTAAGAACTGAATGGCATAATTTAGAAAAACAATACAAAGAAACTAGACACATACCCCACAAATATACTGTGTTGAATTCTAGTGTGTTGAGATGGAATGATAGTTTAGATTTAGAAAAATTTATTAAAGAGACCCGTGATTATCCTAGTCAAATGTTTTTTTACTTTAGAGGGCTAGACAATCTTTTTTACAATAGATGTGACAAAGAAAAAATAGGAGTGTTTCCTTCTGGTTGGGTTTACAGTTATAACTACGGGTATCAATACCCAAATGATGTAGAAGAATTTAAGTACAGAGAAACACCTTTTATATGTTTATACGATTCGATGGAGAGACCACAAGATGTTAAAATTGAACTTTCTGACTAGTTTCAGATATTGGGGTATGGCCCTAGATAAAATAGAGCATGAAATGCCTCACAAACATGATGACTTTAGAAAGTCTATGAATCCCAACACTATGGATGCTGCTGTTTGGATGCTGGAAGAACTAGTAAAACAATTAGATCCGGATAAAGAATATAATATTATCGTATTAAATTCTTGGTTGGGCTTTCCTCTTGTACCTCTTATCTGTGAGAATATAAAAATAAAGCACATGGATTTGATTGATATTGATAACGAAGCACTAGAATTATCTAAAGTGTTCAATAAGTATTATACTGATAGTGGTATTGATATTAATCACTTACAGTTAGATATACCTTTTGCCTTCCACGACATTAATGCACTAGACACTGACATTGTTATTTCACTGGGATGTGAACAGATGTACCCATTACGAGATTTACGTACTGCGAATCCAGATTGTTTGTTTGCCTTACAAACTAGCAATGTCATACAAGAAATGTACGGCATAAATTGTGTTGATAGTATTGAAGGTCATTTAGAAAACACAGGCATAACAAAACCACTCTACACAGGAAAAATAGAGCAGTTTTATTATAATTGGGAAGGTAAAGTTTTCTTTGATAGATTTATGACTATAGGTACAAAATAGTATAAATAATAAACATACTTTTAGCAAGGGCTAAAGACCCGAGCGAATAGGTTAGCTTACTGTGATAATATCGCTAACTGTCAAAGGTAATTAACTTTACAGGAGACAGTTATGCTTTTAAATCGCAGAACTATGCTAAGAGGTGCAGGTGCAACACTTGCACTGCCTATATTGGATGCTATGATTCCTTTGGCATCTGCTCAAACAAATCCTCAATTCAGAGCCGCATTCGTATATGTTCCTCACGGTGTCATATTAGATGAGTGGAACTACAATGGCATTTTAAAGCCACTGCAACCTTATCAGGATCAGGTTAGCATTTATCGTGGCATGAAACTGAATACAAGCAATCATGCAGGTTCTGGTCACGCCACAAGTTCCGCTACATGGTTATCTGGTGCCGTTGCTAAAGATACTGCTGGTGCAGATATAGAAGCTGGCAAAACAATTGACCAGATGATTGCAGATAAAATACGAGGTGATACAGTATTACCAAGTATGCAATTGGGTATAGAAGATGTATCAGAAATGATAGGTGCCTGTGATGGTACTTCCTCCTGTGCTTATATTAATTCAATTAGTTGGGATACAGATAAATCAAACTTACCCATGGAAATTAACCCAAGAACATTGTTTGAAAAAATGTTTGGGTATGGTGCTACACATGAAGAAAGACTAATGCGTACAAGCGTAGACAGTAGTTTGCTTGATAGCATTATGGATTCATCAGCGACTTTAGGGAAAAAGTTGGGTAACCAGGACAAGGCTCGTCTTGGGGACTTTTTAGAATCTGTGAGAGAAGTAGAAGTAAGGATTGCTAACTTAGAGAACAAACTAAGAACACAAGGATCTAATTTGTCTACTGCGCCTATTGAAGTGCCTGAATTGTATGACGATCATGTAAAAGCTATGACTGATATTATGGTGTTAGCATTACAGACTGATACAAGTCGTGTACTTTCATTTATGTTAAGCAGAGAGCTTAACCAAAGAACATATCCGCAGATAGGAGTACCTGAACAACATCATGGTGTTTCTCATCACGGATATAATCCAGAAAGACAAGCGTTACACGCTTTAATTAACACTTACCATGTCAAGTTATTCACAGAAGGTTTTGTGGACAGACTTGCAAACACACCTGACATAGACGGAAGTTTATTAGATAATACTCTGATTATGTACGGTGCTGGGATGGGAGACGGAAATGTACATAGTAAAGACCCTTTATCGAATCTACTTGTGGGTGGACGAAATCTTGGTGTGCAAGGAGGTCGAGACATCGACACAGTGCAGCCTGATGGTTCAAGCATGCCAAACGCTAACCTCCTTAGAGGAATGTTAGAGAAGTTTGATATTCACTTAGATGAATTAGGACATTCCACCGGCGTCTTCATTTGATATATCTTCTATCATATTACGCCATATTTCAAGATGAGGGACAACAAACCCTAAAGTGATTCGAGGCTCATAGGACCCGGCACAGTGATAATACACTTTGTCGGGTTCTCTACCTCTGCCGTAGTAACCTACTTTACAAGTCCAGCCTGGTTTGTCAGGCATATTAACTATTTCTTTTGTAAGAGGATCCATGTATCTAAAGAAGCCATTACCTGTGGGTGAATAAGACAATAGTATATTGTATCCGTGAGCATTCCAGTTATTGTGCCAACCCATAAATCCTTCTTCAGGATAAAACACGTTTACTGCCTGGTTACGTGCACCAAGATAAGCACATAGTTCTTCTGCTAATGTATTTCTTTTTTCTTTATGAT